GAGTGGCTTTGTATTCTTTTGTGCGCCCATCTAAATCTGATAATGCTTGTTGTAGTTTTTTTGCATTAGCGTTAGTTTGGGCAACTTCAAGTTCGACTTTTAACTTTAAAGTCTTTTCTGCATTTGTTAAAGCCATAATTAGTTTTTATTGCGTTTAATGTGTTGTTTTATATCTCTCCAGTGCAAAGGGGCTTCATATTTCCCCTTTGCAATGTTTATGTCTTCGTCTCCAATCAACCAATCACTGGTATTTAGCATTTTAAGGATTGATTTTATCATAATGGCTTATCTATTATTTCCTCCCAATATTCTGTTCTTACATCCCAATCTTCCTCATCACTACTTGCTTTCTCTTGACCTTCAGTCGGGACTACATATTTGGTCTCCACATCAGTCACGCGCAATAACTCAAGAGATGTTTTTCCAGTTGTTAAATTTGTGGTAATGTTATCTATTAAGAATACTGTATCGCTTATTATTATAGAATCATTAAGATTTATCTTTGAGAATATTAATGAAGGCAAATAACAATCGACCTTTACTCTTCTAGCATAAGAGGAGTAAATGCCAGAAATGTATTTATTATAGAAATTATTAAACAAAGAATTTGCATTCTCTGTAAAATAATATTCATCAATTTCTACATTAAAGTTTAATGTTTGATTTATAATGTATTCAACATTCGATGGTCTATTGTAAACCGAAGACACCGTACCATCAGTCCATCTTATATATTGCGATGGAGAATATAAAGGCTCGTTCTGTATATATAATAGCAATGGCTCACCGATTGTTGGCTCAGGTATGTTTTCTTTATTGTCATTAACAAACCATCCCCACCCAATTCTAGTTAATTGTTTTGAGCCAACTGTACGCAATCTCTCGTACATCATTTTCTCAAACTTTGGCTCAACACTATATTCGCCTCCATCGAACAACAACGAGTCTGAGCTACCAGCACCATCATCTAAGTCACCAACCCTAAACTCAAGACTCCCAAAATCATCACCAGTAATTTCAGCTTGATTAATAGCCAAAAATGTCTTTGGCTCTGGATATTTAAAATCTATCGAACTATAAGGGGATATTCTTTCAACAGAAGAATTAGATATGTCTATGTACTTAGTTACGTCATACGCAGTACCCTTCTCATAATAATCATCAATAGGTTCTATGTATATTTTATATGTACCATCTAATTGTCTTTCTTCATACGCAACTAAATTGAACATTTTAAATAAGTCCGATAAGAAATCAATAATTTTCTTCTTCGGCATACAAAATGGGACAAGAATTTCTGGCACTAATGGCAAAGAACCTCCAACAAGGTCATATACGGCTTGATATGTTTGTTCTGTTTGCCCTACAATAACCTCTTTATCGATATATACAACTGGGGTTATGTTCTGAATCTGTGGCTCTGCTATTACAGTAGTGACTATCTTCCATCTTACTGGAGACGAACTTGCTAATCCAAAATTAAGTATACCAGTTGTCTCTGCCTCAATACCTAACTCCTCTATTGTGTCATATAACACCCCATTGGCATATAGTTCAACTTTCATATCTAAATTGCCACTACCAACAGAGTCAACAAAAAATCTACAATTATAAATTTGTCGTGTACCTCCACTAAAATATGTTTGAAGCGGTCTTAAATCTCCATCACCGCTATCATAAACGTATTCGTTTTCCCCTCCAATTTCATATATAGTCCTTGAGAATGTTTGAGAATTTTGTATTCCCTCACCATTCTTATAAGAAATATATCCCTTCTCACTATGCAACCATATAAAAATGTCTTTTAAGGTTGATGATTCAAGCCAAGTTTTGTTGAATTGTATTTTAGGGAAGTTTTCTTCAATAGCATCAAATATCCTTAATACCCTTAACGCTGGTTTGGCATCTGTATAAGAAAACCTCTCATCTAAAGTAACATTATGCCCATTATCTCTTTGTTCTTGAGATAATATTTTATGAAAACCTTGATTGTCTATCTCAAATCCTCTTGTATGAGATATTAATGGATATTTAATATCCCCATCAATGTCCCTGATTACAAATTTAGTTCCATCTGGAGCAGTATAAATATCAAGTCCCTCCTCAAAACCATCTTTTACGGTGGCAGTATTATAATCGTGATTAAACTTACTTAATGAACTCAAATCCCTTAGCTGAGAACTCCCAAGAATATCTTTTAATGATGCGAGTTCACCAAAAAACTCAACATCATAAGATAAAGGGGAGTTGTCTTTTAAGTTTACTTTATTGAGTTTAATGTACCCTTTCTTAAAATCAAAGCCATTTAATTTGATAATGGCTTCGTGCTTTCTACGAGCATCGAAGCCTTGTAATATGTTATGATTATGAAAATACTTAAATATCTTGTTATTTGTTTTAGATGCTGGTAATTTAAACTGCCTTGTATATGCAGTCATAACTTTAGCAACATCTTTTGAATTCTTTATAGAATCCTTTAATGTAATGTTAACATCTGGGTCTAAATCTGCTTGTCTCCAATCATCAGATATTGAGCCATTACTTCCTAAAGTCGTAGTATTTATGTATAAAGATACTTGAAACATCTATCGTACGTTGTTTATTCTATCGGCAGCAGCCTCAAATTCAAATGTGTAATTAATCATCTTGTCATTCAACTTGTTTTTAACTTGCATCTGTTGTGATGTCAAGTTAACTGGGACAACAAAAGATGATGAGGTTTTAGGTAGCCATCCAATTCCTAAAGTAGATTTATCTACTCTAATCCATATCTGTTCACTTAACATCATCTCAATAAAGATGTCATTATCCTCCTCTAAATACCACCCAGTGTTTAAGGTCATCATAATCTTACCATTCTTCATCAAAACAGTGTTTTGGTGTCTAGTGGTGCTATAAGAGCCATTAACAAGTAGATTTCTTTTGAACTTCTCGTCTTCTGTGCTTAAAGACACATCAAACCTCCCAAATGTGTTAACTTCTTGGATTGCCCCATAGCGATTAACAAAGAATACCTCTTGCACCCCATAACGGGTGCAATCTTCGTATTCTATGTATACATATTCTGGTGAGCCGACAGAGAAATTAAATTTAATCCTATCCGCATAAGTTCCTCCAGAAGCAGAATTTATGTATCTAACTACTGCACTTGACTCCTCTGATGGAGTAAAGCCCGTAGTCGTGCTAAATGTTGTGTAAGTCCCACCAGATAAACTCTGCAACTCCCATCCAGTTAAATTGTCTTGTAAGACTGGAATTCTAACCGCATTGTTATAATTAGTTCTGATAGTGTCTTGCCCCATAAGGACATTTTTGTTGTACTGATAATTAACCCCATCTTCAAAGTAACCAAACCCATCCAGCCCAGTTAACTGAACCGCAGCATCAGTCCCAGTAGTTTCATCCGCATCAAACCAAGTTATTTGGTATTGCACCCATACGGCAGCACTTTCCTCTGTCCCATTAAAAGTCACCTCAACCAAGTCCCTTGCAAACTCTGCAATATCAATAGATGCATAACCATCAAATGCAGTGGAGCGTAATTGTATACTAGGATTAGTAGGGATGTCTAAAGTCAAGTCCCCAGTCCAAACGTATAAGTCAACAGTGATATAAGCAAGGTTATTCCTTGTCTTACTGATAAAGTAAGGGGAGCGTAAAAATATTTTATTCGATGGTAAAGCCATATCCAGTAAATGTTCTTGTTATTTGATTGTCTATTTCATTGTATATTTCTTCTGAAACCTCTTGGAACATATTGTCAGAAATTCTGTTGTTAAATGCGAAATCTAAAACATCAGTCCCTCTGTACCCAAATCTTTTTATTGTCCCTTTATTTATGATAGAACTGCGTAATGCAAACGCAGTTCGTCTCATATAAGCCCTTGTCTTTTTAACAAACCGCCCAGTCTTTAAGTTTCTAGGCTGAATGTTTTTTGCCTCCATCCATCTTACAATAGATGTTATTGATGGGTAGGCTTGTTTTGGGGCAAGTCCTTTATCGATTACATCAACAACCCCACTGTAATAAATCTCAAGTTCATTATTGTTGTTAATGTTATAATCAACAGAGTTGTAAGTTTTACCAGACGCATAAGTGTCATCTTGCCTTAACTTCTGTTGGATTGCAGAAGTTATTTGCTCCCCATACTTGTTTAATATTTTACTTACCCCCTTAAAGTCCATCAGCAAGAACTAATATCATTAGGGACATCTATGACAAAAGATATTCCCCACCCAGCTAATTTATTCTCAAACTCTTCATATAACATCTCTGCCTCTGGATTATTAACCAAAACATACTGCTGCTCTGCTAATGCCCCTCTATTCCCCCTTACAGATTCAATAAGCCCATTAACAACTTGTAATTGGGTGTTTAAGACATCTTGTAAGTTAGTAGAACCATAGAATGAGTTTTCATACTCCTTTGTCTGGTCAACTACATCTAAGCACATAAGGTCAATAGTGAAACGAATAGTACGCCCCTCCATAGATGCTTTATTCATCCAAAAGTGTGACACTGGGAATATTGTTGTCTTATCAATGTCAACATCCCTAAAGTCCCCAAAGCTGACGTGATTCACATTCACGTCTGCTTGTAAATGGTCTTTTATAGCATCTAATACATTATATACTTGCCTCATTTCTTATATGCTTTTTTAATCCTATCCGATTCTAATTTATTTTTCTCTTTCTCAAACTGCAACCAAGTTAACGCCTCGTGTATCTGTAAACTGGTGGCATCTGAAAGTCTAAGTGCATCTCCTCCAGCAAGGGCATAGAGGCTTTGATACCATCCATATCTCTCTGCAAACGCTGACTCTGCTCCTCCGATAACTCCTCCTTCTCCAGAAGTTGTAGAGAATAATCCATCATAGCCTTCGACAATTTCATCCCTAAACGATAAAAAAAAACCATAGCCCCTAATGCAATCCCTAATGGCATCTCTTTCATCACCTCAGCAAACTTCTCTGTCCCTTGATACTCCATAACCCTATAATGCTCCTTACCATCCCAAGACTTATGCACTGGTCTATACAACACTGCCATTGCCTTGTGCATATTCTCCATATCAGAGATATAAGTGTCTAAATCCACATACTCACCAAGTGACATCTTTGATAGATTAGGGATAAACCCAAAATCAACCACAACCCCATCAGTCCCCTTCATCTTGAATCGTCTTGTAAGAGGGGTCTTCTCTTTGAATATGTCAGACATATAATCAAGGGTTGCATCAAATGCTTCAAATGGCATTTGATTAGCAACCAATAAGTCTACATCACACAATATTTCAAGTAACTTTAACTCAAGGAAATTTGTATCTACATTCTCCTTGTTTGCCTCATATATCTTTATATACTTTTGATAGTCCCCTAACTTAATATCATTGATAGATAAAGGCAAGTTAATCTTAAACTC